ATGGAAATATTATATTAAAATTACTTATATTCATAGGTTGTACATTATTATTTACTTCGGTAATATCGTATATACCCATATAATAATTTCCAAATTCATTTTTAATATTATTAAATGCATCATATACTTTTATTGACAATGCATTATTATCGTAAAAATCGTTATCATTATTAATAGCTGCTCTAGCTTTTGGATGACCGAATATTTTCATTGCAACAATTTCTAATAATCTTTCACCAAAAGGTTTCCAAGATGTTTCAAATCCATTTGTGTTAACTGATAAATTAGAAGTAGTTGTTAAAGAACGATTAAACGAAAGAAACGTAGATATTTGATTTAAATTTAAATCAATATTAAATTTATTAGCTATTTCTTTAAGCATATTAAAAAAAACATCCTTATTTGATTCACCATAAAATGCAAATCCAGCATTATCTTTTTCTGGTGTGATAATATTTTCACGAGATTGTGCCCACATACCACTTGGTGCATTAAATGACACTGATGCATTTGTGCCATGCAATTTAACTGTACCTTTGAATGTTAAAACTGGTTTTGGTAATGATGGGTCATAAATTGCCTCACCATTTTCATCCAATCCAGTAAAATTGTATCGTCTATTAACATTAGAAACAACACTTCTAAATTGCTCAATAGACGGAAACTTGATAAGTTTTTTCATAATTTTATGTATTAATATGTGCAAATATACAAATAATATTTGAATTTTGCAATTTATTTATTTTTATAACATTTTATATAACGATTTATCATCGTAGTTTAACATATATTCTTTAATCGATTCCACTTTACCATCAACCAACCCAAAATACAATCCAGTAAACATTTTTAAATCGTGTTTAGTAGTTGTTTCCATTAATGACATAGCAAACCTCTTTCTTTCACCAGAAGATGCATCAGATGGTCTTATTTCATCAAGTTCAGACCATATTGATTCCAACTTGGATACCAATTCATCGTACCCTTCTTTTAAACGATACAATTCTTCCTTTCTACCTGGAAACGTTGAAGCAAATTCTTCAATTTCGTTAGTTTTAACGATAGTCATTATGTTGTGTTCAGCAGTTTTACCTTTTAAGTGGTGAACAGCCAAATATGCTGGATTTTTGATTTTAACTCTATTATCGTTAGCATCTCTAACAACATACCCTTCTTCAGACCATGGCATACCAACTAATGTTTTAGCTAATTCATCAGCATTACCAACATTTAAATCATATGCTTTAACCAATGGTATTCCCAATGATTCTGAAACCATAAATAAATCAACTTGTGATAATTCTTTTAATGTTAATCTATTTCTAACAGCCAATAATTTTGCTGATGAATCACCGTGTGGTGTGACAACAATGTTGTATGGTGTTGTTAATTCAAACACGTAGTTGTGATTTTTGTCTAACAAACAAGTATTGAATGTATATTTTGAAATAACAGTATCCCAAAACAATTCATTAAATGTTGTACCATATTTGTTATTAACTTCACCTTCACCTTCAGAAGTACCAGTTGTTGCAGCAAACCAAACTTCTTTATGCCAGTCCCAATAGACTTGTATCATAGTACCATCTTCTTTATTTAAGATATGTGCTGTGTCCCAATCTATTTTTGCCGCATGTGTTTCAGCACTATTAAAGAATTTTCTAAAGGCCAATGACATTACATTCCAAGTACCTTTTTCAAGGATTATACCTCTACAGTCTTGAACTTCTGCTATTGACATATCAGATTCTATTTGATTGTATTTTAATAGAACTTTATATTCATATTCTTTACAAACCAAATTAAATTCAGATATTGCTTTTTCTAAACCATTTTTTCTTATGTATTCTATTATTGCTAACATATTTTTTTAATTATTTAGCAAAGATACATAAAAAAAAGGTAACCACCAAATGATTACCCTCTTTTTTTATAAAATTATTTTTTTTATATTAATTATTTAATTATTTTTTCAATAGAACCATCAACATAGGTGATTATTACCATACCTCTATAATTTTCATTTATTTCTTGACCTAATAAATTTAACATAGATAATACTTCTTTCTTATTTATTCTATTATCTATTGAAATCATTTCGTATTTTACTGAATGACCATCATAATCTGTTTGAGTTAATTGGTAATAGTTTATATAATCTGGGTATTCTAAATCAAAGTATCCATATGTGTTCATCGTTGATGAATTTCCAGCTCCATTAATATGTTGTAATTCCAACCATTCAACTGAACCATCTCTATATAACCCTCTCTCTAGTGTAAAATAATCATTATTAAATTCAGACGCTGTTACCCACTCCAATGAATTACCATCGACAGTATTGTGACCAGTAAAGGATAATAAACCTATAGGTAATGCTATTGGTGTTGTTGCTTTAATTTTGAATGTACCAATATTATCACCACCATAATCCCAAACTCGAATCCAAATTGTTTCACCTTGTGTTCTACCATTTAATGATATATATGGCATTGCATTCACTGATGATAAACTATCATCATTATACGTAATATATGTCAACGCTGACGCTGTACCAGAATAAACCTCCATAACAACATCTGTTAAAACCAATGCAGCTGTTCTTATTTCAACAGTACCACCAGAAGGTACAACAACTTTATACCAAACATCACCACCATAATATGATGGACCAGTTGGTGTTGGTGCTGTAGTTGATGATGTTGCACCGTCATTTGTTCCAGTTATATATGGGTCATTAACTATTAATGTTATTGCTCCAGATGCGTTATCATTTGTTGGTGGCTGTGTGGGTGTTGTTATGCAAATGGTAAATGTTCCTCTAGACCCAACCGTTGATGCATAACTATAAACTCTGATATAATATACGTTTCCTATAGTTGAACCCGTTAAAGATGCTGTTTCTGGTGATGTTATGTAATTATCAATAGCACCTAACGATACTAATGAACTATTGTACAATTCCCAAACCAAATCCCCAATGGTTCCTCTAGATACAGAGAAGTCTAAGCTAGCCGCAGTTGATGTGAATTTATACCACACATCATCATCAGCAGTACCATAACCACTTTGTGCTACCAATGTTTGAGTCGCACCAATACTAGTCCCAGTGGTTGTTGTTGTACATGTAGTACTAGAATTTATAGTTAAAGCAATTGCACCCCCACTATCATCATTTATTAATGATGTTGTTACTGTTTGGGTTGAGCTATTTGTGCTAGTACATATACTACCAGTTGCTCTAACTCTGTAATAATATGTTGTACCCGTAGATAAACCAGTTACAGAATATGTTGTTACATTACCAATAGCTAAACCATTATAACCAGAAACCATTGATGTAAACGCATTATCAGTTGCAACATCTAGAATGTACCCAGTGGCACTAGTTACTGAACTCCAATTAGCACTAAAACTTGTTGATGATATTGATGAACCAGCACTAGATGTTGGAGTACCTAAACAAGTACTTGTTGTTCCAACCAATGGACTCGTGGTATAATATGTTGGTCCAGAACAAGAACCAGTATTATATGAAAATATAGTAAAAGTATATGCAGTATTAGCCGTTAATGAAGTTGCAGATATTGATGTTGATGAACCAGCTTGAACTATGGTACCATTACCTAATGTGCCGCCAGCTGAATATGTTGTACCATTAACTGGATTTGTATTTAAACTTCCAGAACTTCTAACAACTAAATAACCAGTTGGTGCTGGTGATGCAGCTGTAAATGAAGATATTATTGATGTTGATGCGACACTACTGTTAACGTAACTAGTTGCTTGTGCAGTTGGTGCTGTACAAGGTGCGGGTGGTGTCCAAATAAATGTAGTCCCTGAAGCTGGTAAAGCAGTACTCTTCATTCTAACGGAACCAGTATTAGCAGTACTTGCGGTTGTATTATTCAACCAAGCAGAATTAGCAGCTAATGTTCTACTGTTATAATCCGTATTATCAATACCTCTTAACCCAATTTGAACAGTCGTATTTGTTGTTGATGTTTCAGAACATGAACCATATACCATTCTAATTACATTAGTTGATTCAGATAGTCTTATTTGAAAATTTACTGGGCCGCCATATAAATACCTATAAACATTTGTATACTGTATAATAAATATTCTATTCGGTGATGAACCAGATGTGGTATAAATAATATTACCTCCAGTTGTTGAATTTGACCACAAATCAAATGAACACGCAGATATTGCACCACTATAGGTACCAGCAGAGGAAATAGGTGTATAATTTGTTGTTGTTGGTGCTGTTGCACCAAATGTTATAAATCCATTTGTACTAACATTACACGAAGTATAACCATTACCACCATAATAAAATGTAAAAGGTATAGTCACACTAGTAATAGCCTGGTCCCATGCCGCAGTATGTGCTGCTGTACCAGTTATTGATGTGTACGTACCTGATGATTGTGAAAACGTATACGTACTTACCGATTGGGAAAGTGCGTTATTAACAATTAATGCTGTTAATAAAATTAAAAATTTTAAAACTCTCATACTTAGTTATTTTTTGGTTTGCAATAAAATTATATTATATAAATATCATAATTAGATATAAAAATATCCATAAATATACGAATAATTTACATATAATGCAAAATAATCAGTATTTTTTTTTTAAATAACCAATAGATTAAGAAATATTATTTTCTTTTATCCTTTAATAATTTAACCAAAGCTTCTAATTCTTGAAAACTTAGGTCACTCAATAGGTTCATCATCTCACTTTCATCCATCATTTTTTTAGCGGCCATCATACCACACAATTCGGAAAATAAATGAATATCTGATTCATCATACAATAAAGAACTAATGAATATTATAAAATTACCAACATTAAGTATTGTGTAATCCTCCTTATCTTCACCTTCCATTATAAGCGCTTCACCAACCTTCAATAACTTAATCGCTATCTCATCGTATCTTTCTAAATTATCCTTCATTTCAATTTTCTTTAAATTTTAAACCAATCAGGTTCTTTTCTATTTTTCCAACTACCTAAGCTTTTTTTATGCATAATGTAATATGTCCTATATGATTCAACCGCTGAATTAACTTTACATTCATCTGGCATTGCTAAAGCAAATGGTGTGATATTACCATTACTGGGTATGTTTGGGTTATGCAATAAACACCACTCAATAACATCTTGTGATTTGTGTCGCTTACCATATCGATATGTATATTCTTCACATAATGATAATCCCAAATCACACAACCAAACATAATTTTCAATACAATCTCTAGCCCATATGGAACATGGGTGGTTCTTATGTGACAACTTGTAGGGTACTTGTAGGGTGCTTATGGGGTTGCTCATGTGATGTACACCGCATAACAATTGCGCCGATTCCAACACCATTTTTACCACATGGGAATTTGAGTGATATGTGGCACATTTTCTTGGGTCTAAGTCTAAAACAAATATATTCATTATTTCAATTCTTCTTCAGTTACTACTCCAGCTAATTCAATTCGTTTTGGTAATGGTGACCAATCTGTAATATCATTAGACATAACTGGTTTACCACCATTTGGATTTATTGCAATAGTTACATGTGGTATTTTATTATCACTACGGTAGCCACTAACTTTAACCGCAACAGCCATTTCTGAAATACCTATTTCGGTAGCGGTCACCATTTTCATTTTACCCAAATCACTTTTTAGTTCATCTGGTAAACCATTACCAAAGTTAATGGTCATATGATGTGCAATTACTTTCCACCCTTCAGGTATGTATTGTGACACGATTTCAAGTAATGCTTTTCTAGATGCATCACTTAAAACTAATGATGCAAATTTTTTAGTGTTTTGAGAGTACATTGGTTTTGCATCCAACACTTTTTGCAAAGTCATTGGTCCAGCTGATTCATACGCCTGAATCATTGATTTTATTTTATCCAATGGTACACCATGTGTATTTCTTTGTGCTAATTCTTCAGCTGATAAACCACCAGCACCTATTTCAACAAATTTAATGTTGTTATCAGCATAACCCAAATTAAGTGCTGCTTCTATATAGTTTTTAGGTTCATTTGCCCTAATATTTGTATTATCAATAATAACTGGACTTACACCATTCTTCATTGAAGTTACAGCATTATTAAAATTTGATTTATGCATTTGACCTAATTGTGAAAAATCACCTTTAGCAACCATGTTGGCAAAAAACTCATTGTAATCACCATTTGCTTCAATTAAATCATCAGTTGAGTGAATTACACCGTTACCAACTAATTGTTTAGCTTTTGTACTTTTACCACCACCTGGTATACCTCTCATTATGATAAGTTGTTGGTCTGGTCTTGTTACAATAATACCTAAGGAATTTTTAATAACCCCTTCTCTTAATATACTCTTTATTTTATTTTTCATATTATATAATTCGTGAATTTATTTTTAATTTCATTTTCAGTTAAATAAGTCATTAGATATATTTCAGATTCTGAATAATCTTCATTATTCGATATAATGTCATAGAATATGAAATCTTCTGAAAATTGATGAACTAAATCATCAAAATGTTTAACTTTTAATGTGTATGATTTTAGTTCTTTACCTTCTTGGTTTAATTTATAGTATAAAACGGTTTTCAAATAGAATAATCTATTTTGGTCATCTTTATTTTCAAACATTAAATCCAAAATACCATCGGTATCATCATTTAATCCAATGTAATCCAATATTTCATTTAATGCTGGGTAATAATCAGTATCAATTAAATCCAAATCATCTAAGTGGTAAGATTCAAAATCAGATAACTCTTCAGACAATCGATTATTGTCCAACATTAAACACATTAATAAACCATCAGGTAATTCAACTGAATAATCGATATATAAATCATAATCTATAGGTTTATCACCAAATATGTAGATTTTTATTTTATTTATATTTATCATAATGCAAATATAATCAAAATATTTTAAATTGACAAATAATTATCGGAATTATTTTCTATTTTCCAACAATTCAATCACTTTGTTCTGTAAATCTTCTGGTAATTTATCAAGAATGTCATCAACATTTATTGGTTGACCATCTAGTGTTTCAAATTTATTGATTAATTCATAATACCTAACAATTGTATCATCAACTAATTTTATTTTTTTAAATTTGTTAACGTTTGGCGCTGGTGGTTCAACTTGTTTTTTAGACTTTTTCCAAGCCATTAAATTTTTTATTGAGATTGGTTTTGCGTTTTCATCATAATACTCACTACCTGAAAATTCAACTAATTCATTATATGTGATATCATAATCATATTGGCCTTCAAATTTATGTTTCCAATAAAGTGTGGTCATATTATTATTATTAACAATAGCTAATAAATAACGACCTTTATCTCTTTCTGTAAATGGTGGGTGTAATATCATTTTATTTGCATCATATACCCATATACCAATTTTTTGTTGGCTGCTCTCATCAAATTCTAAACTTTCAATAAATTTAATTCTATTATCTACTTCAACCTTAGCTTCAGGACCTAAATCTTTAAATGTACTATCCTCAATTCTATTTGGATAACTATCCATTTTCCAATGTGTACTTTTTAAGGCTTCTAATAATCTATGTTTAATAAAATCTCTCATATTAATAAATATCTATTTTTTTGGTTTAGTTTGTCTTTTTTTTACTGGTGATTTCTTCTTTTTCTTCTTTTTCCTATCTTTTTTCATGAAACCACCAATACCACCAATCTTTAAATTCATGCATTTACCATCTCGAACTTTATTTAAGGTAACTATAGCTTTTTCCCTTTCACCCAATAATTCTCGATTTTCCACCATTTCAAGTATTTCTACTCTATGATTTTCTTTACCGTATCTTTTTATTGAAAATTTTAATGCTTTTCCAGAACCCATATAACCATCATTTAGGTCATCGGTTGAATGCATACCAATATAGTATTTTTTATTGATTAAACAGATTGTTTTATATATGAAATGATATTTTTTTTCTTCTTTACTCACATATATAAATATCAACACATTGGTAAATAGATTTTAGTTATTAATTGCGGAATGTACCAAAAAATGGTATATATTGCAACAAAAAACTAAAGCAGAGAAGATGGGATTCGAACCCATGGGACCTTATTAAAGGTCCACCACATTAGCAGTGTGGCCACTTAAACCTCTCGTGCACCTCTCTATATTGTGACCCCGATAGGATTCGAACCTATAACCGCTGGGGTAGAATCCCAGTGCTCTTCCATTTGAGCTACGGAGCCATATGTACCCTCGGAGAGATTCGAACTCCCAGCCTCACGAGTCGTAATCGTGTGCTCTAATCCAATTGAGCTACGAGGGCATATTTAAATTGGTACCGCCTGTGGGGTTCGAACCCACCTTTCCATCCATATGAGGGACGGTTGTACTCCACTGACTAGCGGCATTTTGGTTGATTGTAGAATCTTTCCTAGTTTCTTCGGTATAGGTACCTTCATGGGCTCCGTTAATTGATTCATCTTTACAACCCCATACGGAACAAGCGGGGTAACCAAATATTGCTCTTCGAGGGAATTTCGAAATCCCGACCTATCCGTTAACGGCGGAGTGCTCTGCCTCTGAGCTACCGAAGAGTAAAAAAGTTTAGAGGCTTTGGGTTAGACACGCCTCAATATTACATGAGAGACCCCTTAGAATGCATAAACTTTGTGCAGAAGATGGGGTTCGAACCCATGTTTGATGCTATCTCAACAACCGCTACGAGTATAGAAGATATAAGCTTCCATCGGTACATCTGCATTTAGTCGGTAGGGTGGGATTCGAACCCACATCGTGCTTTCGCACCCAGTGTATCAGACTGGTCCCTGAAAACCGTTCGGGTACCTACCGTTTCTGAGGTGGAAGCCCCATTACTTCCATCTTGTTTTTCTGTAGTGTTTCCAAGTTTTGTACATTCTAACTTGATAACTCATTTTGTTTCCGTAGTAAGTTATACCTTCATCCCAATAAATTGGGTAAAAATCATTGATTAACATGATTCGGTATTGTCTACCATTTTGTGCTTTGTTCAGTTTT